CTTCGCTTACGAAAGGGCGGGTGTGCGTGAGGCCTTTGAGAAGAAGGGTTTTATCGATGGGAGCGTCACTTTATCGTGGCGTTCTTCCGGTTATACCTATGCGACTCAAGGTTGCCGAATTAACACATTCCGTCCGGGACCGTCTCAAACGTTACACCAATGGGGGCTTGATAACCCTTTGTTGGTTGCGTGGGAGTTGGTTCCGTTTTCTTTCGTCGTCGATTGGTTTGTCAATGTAGGAGATGTTTTATCCTCGCTGACGGACTTTGCTGGCATGACCCTCGAAGACGTCTTTTGTTCTTACGGGGCCAAGTTCCACTACAGCGAAACTAAGATCGCTGGGGAATTTTGGTCTACGCAGGGACAACAGGACGTCGTGCGATGTTATCGTTCCACTACGCTGAGTGGCGTTAACCTCGAGGTTCGCAAAATCAAGCCTCCTTCGATTTCTCGTGCCACCACGGCAATTTCATTATTGCTGCAGGGGCTCAAGTAATTCGTTATTGGCATTCATCAATCTAGCTTAATTCGCTAGGCTCTTAGGAGTTCACATGCCTACTATGGCAAGTATCACCGTCAAGAAAGCCGACGGCACGACTGACATTGTCTTCGATAACGTTTCCGCTGCAGGGGGCGATGGCTCCCCGGCGGTATGGCGTCAAGACACTGGCAATACGGCCGCGCTTCCTGTCGGTCTGCGCTCGTCGATCAAACTGACAAGCAAGTGGAATGGAGCGAAAAGCGCTCGGCAGGTTACCTATGAGGCGACCTTTCCGTACGCGGTTCTTTCCAACGACACTGGTTTGTACAGTGCCCGTGATCGTGTCGTTGCGACAGGCATCATTACGTTGCCCCAGGGGGTTCCTAGCACTGCTCTTACTGAAGCAGCAGCACAGATCCCTAACCTGATTGCGTCGACGCTCTTCAAAGCGTCTTTCGCAGCCGGGTACGCTCCCGTCTGACCATCTGATCAGACTCGAACTTTAACCTGGAGTTTATGTAATGTCGCTATCTACTTCGATGCGATCGATCCTTCAAATTTTGGAGGACCTGAATACGCCCATTTCTTTGTCTATAGCAATTCGCTTGAGGCATGGAGACATGGCGGGGATCTTGACCTATTCGGCGGATCCAAGACTCTATTTAACACCTGAGCGATATTTCCGTGATGCCCAAGCCATCGCGTTGTTCAAAAAACGACGTGATATCAAGGTAGCCGGAATTGATCTGCAAGCCATCACTCTTGAAAAGTGGTGGAATTCAGAACGCGAGTGTTATAAATCCAATGAACGTCTCTCCCAGTTCTTTTTCCCCAACACTCTCGGGGATCAGGAAACGGCGATTCTTCGCTATATCGTGAAGATTCGGAAAAAGATATTGTCATGGATTGGGCCTAAGCCACCATGCCTGGATCGAATCCAAGGCAGGTTTGGACCTGGAGCTACTTATTCAGACAGGGGCCGATTGACCACGGTGCCTGATAAAATGAGTTCGAAGCCCACACTAACAGGTGGTGCGTTCTGGTATATTCTACCTTATCTTCAGACGAAGTGGGGTAGAGTGAGCCAGGCAAACCACCGAGAGATCTGTCAAGTACGTGGAAATCGTTTCACGATCGTTCCAAAAACCGCTTTGACCGGAAGACCTATCGCCATTGAACCGGCGATAAATATTTTCTATCAACTTGGTTTAGGAACATCCCTCCGTCGTCGCCTTCAGAAAGCGACCGGTTGGGATCTTGATTACGCGTCAGACATCCATCGAAATCTCGTTCGCGAGAACTCGATTTCTGGAAAGTTCTCGACGATAGATCTTTCTTCTGCTAGCGATACCGTGTGTTACGAGTTGGTTAGGCTCGTAATGCCGTCCGCCTGGTTCGAGGAGCTTAATGCTCTTCGTTCTCCTTTCACTTTGATTGGAAAGAGGTGGGTCAAGCTCGAGAAATTCTCGAGCATGGGTAACGGTTATACTTTCGAGCTAGAAACCCTGATTTTTGCCGCTATTCTTTCAACTTTGTTGGAAGAGGAAGGAGCTTCAGGAGCACTAGGAAAAGGTCTGTTCGTCTTCGGTGACGACATTATCTTACCAACTGCGCATGCAAGATCTGCTATAACTGTCCTCAAGTTCTTCGGTTTTTCGGTTAACACCGAGAAAACATTCCTCGATGATTCGCACTTTCGTGAATCCTGCGGCGCCGATTTCTTTTCAGGAGTCGACGTCCGTCCGGTTTATTTGAAAGATGCGATCGATGAACCCGCCGAACTTGTACCATGGATAAACTCGGTTCGCTCTCTCTACAAGAAGCTCGAAGGCTTTGGACAGACCTTTTCATACAACGGATGGCATTGTCTATTAGACACCCTACCCGCTGACTTGAAGGCCTGTCGTGGCCCAGAACGTCTTGGTGACGTCGTTTTACACGATGTCGAAGAGAATTGGCGATTCAAGTGGAAACATGGCATTAGGTACTTTCGAGCGATCATTGCCACCCCAAAGAAACTTCCTTGGGAGCATTGGTCGCCTGATGTTGTACTAGCTAGTGCAGTCTATGGAGTTGGGGACGGGAAACCGCACCCATTTACGG